TTCTGATTTGATAAACAGTGCAGGCACAGTAGTAGCACCCAACAATCCAGTACCATCTGTGGCTATGTTAGCACCTAAATTTAACCAAATATTACTTTGTTGTAGTGGTGTGTCTGATTTAATAGTTGCTATTTCTGTAGCACTAACAGTGACATTTCCGTTGTCGGTTGTACCAACATACCCTGCTAGATTAGAACTGATAGGGTAAACATTTCCTGTATATGCACCATTAAGTGCTACATTAGAAATCACTACTACATTACCAGACAAGAAATTGAATCTATTGTTATTATTGTAGGCTAATACTAAAATATTACCTGCGGTATTTTCAAAACCCAGGACCGTAGCGTTAGTTCCAGTGGTAGCCTGTGTAATCGTATCACCAACATTGGCAGTAATCACATTAGCACCAACTGTTACAGATATTGCATTAGAGAACTGAACTATATAACTAGGATCTGCTGTCACAGTTTTTGTAAATGTCACAGCACTGTTGATAGCTATTGGATATATTGGAGTAGGGTAAACTGCAAGATTTGAAGTAAGAACTCCATTAACAGCTAACGTAACTGTGCTAGGTAATATCATCGGTGATGCTAAAACTACTTTAGATGGGCCACTGTAGCTGACAGCAATACTAGATACGTTGCTAACTGTTGCCAGTGCTCTAAATATCGCTCCGGTTTCTGGTTGTGTGATATTAGCACCAATGGTAACACTTATGTTAGCGTTTAAGTCTAGTTGTATAAATCTAACTGTTTTATTTGTGATCAATGGTACTACCTGTTGTTGGCCTGCATCAACTACCAACGTACCTACTGGATAGGTATTTGATATTGATGTTCCTTGTGTACCTCTGCGTATCTGTGCTAGGGTGTTGATATTTGGTAATATTGCTACATTAGCAGTGTCAAATATAGTTGACGCCGGAACAGCATTGGTAGTAGTAAAGTAAGCCACGTTGCTGGTTATTGGTGCAACTGACTGCGGAATAACTCCGTTTAAGTTAGCAATAAATGGATAAACTCCCACATTAGCCCACGGTTGAAGTACATTACCAGTGGAATAAGGAATAGTTATCTCAACTCCGTCAACTTTGATATTACCAAAGCCTATGTTTGCATCAAATGCACCACTGTAAGATACATACACATTTGAGCCTGTAGCTACATTAGCTAAGACTCTCAGATTAGCATTACTTGTTGTTTGTGTTATATAATCTCCAACATTGGCAGTGATATTGCTGCTCAGTTGTAGTTCAGCAAATCCCGGGCCAGTCACTGAGATGTTGCCTGATCCTAGTGTAAACACATTAGCATCTGTATAGGCCACGTAGATTGAGTTAGCATATACTCCCAATGCTGTTACACGTGCATTGGCATTACTGCTTGTTTGTAGCACATAGTCATTGACATTGACATTGACATTACCGTTAAATGTGATCACATTACCGTATTGCAACACCGATGTGTTTGCATAGAGCGTATTTGGAGCCCAAGCTGTAACATCTTTGTAATAGTTCCTCCAATAGGTTATACGTTCAGCACCTATAAAGATCACACCTGGATATGCTGTAGTTGTATCTGGTCGAGGCAATACATTGGCATTGGTAACCAATATAGTAGAATCAGACATAGACAAAGCATTGCCTAGTTCTGTTGTAGCATTGTCTGATATGCGTAGATAACTAGTCTGACGCAACATGTTATTAAAGATTCTATATCCGTAGATATCCGAATCGTATTGTGTATACACACGCATGTCTAATGTGTCAAATGTAATACCTGGTATCATCTCTTCAGGTGCATGGCTTGAATACCGATCCACATAAGCACCACCGTCTACGTCAATATCTTGTGGTCGTGTACCTAATACCGAATTAAGATAGGTACTTTGAATTATAGTATCTATTACAGACTCACTGAGTATCGGATTTCCGTCAGCGTCGTAGTCTACATTATCAAATCCGCCACTGCCAAATGGTAGGCCGCCTGTATAGAAATAAGTTATATCTGCTATGTTAGAAGAAGAAGCCATAACGTTGCCTTGCCAGACTCCATTTTTACCTTCTAGTATACTAATATTTGCACTATTAGTGTCAAATCCTGAAGAGTTAATAACACCTTTAAATTTAGTGCTACTATAAACTGCTGTAACAGTCATAGAACCGTTAGACTGAATAATCGTGTTGCCAACACTGATAGCTACATTACCTGCTGAACTTAATGTTACATTTGCTGTGGTAGGTCCAGAGAATCCAGGTTGTTGATTAAAGTTTGGTCCTTGTACCTGCACTCCGGGATATTCGATACCGTAGATTAGCTGATTTAAATCACGTGCTGGCATTGATGCTGATGGCTCATAGTAACCAAGAATTCTATCATTGGCATTAGTAAAGGCATTAGCTTTAAACACAGTAAAGTTTGTATTGACAAATGTATTGCTAGTTATTAAATTAGCATTTACTGAGTAGGCTGTGCGTATACCGTCTGCATCCACATGCGACACAACATTACCGCTGACCACACGACCATTGGCATCAAATACTGTTTTATAATATGCGGTGTCGGCTGACCAATCAGTAACTATACTAGTATAGCTGATTCGATCAAATTTTAGTGTGGTATCAAATGTTCTAACCTGATTGTTTCTTAATATCGCATAAGCTGTAGCAGGCACTGTAGCACTACCGTTTACTATCACGGTTGGGGTAGTGATATATCCGGCGCCAGTATTAGTTACAGTAATACTAGTAACTGCTCCTGTGTTGCCGTCAATGGTTGCTGTAGCTGCTGCTCCGGCACCCCCACCACTGCCTGCAATGATAGCCACAGTAGGTGGTACACGGTAACCTGATCCAGCATTTTCAACTGCAATACTACCAACCTGTAGTTTTCTATTATTATACCATTGATTATATGGGTATGTCTGCCAAATAGCTGTGTCAGTACTGATGTATTCACCGCTAGGACTACGGAACATTTTTAGTGTTTGATCGTAGTATGGTGGTAGATCAAAGTCGGTAACTGTGCTCGGGTATTCGTCATTGCCAGTGTAGTTAATTAAATATTCACGTATCTTAGTTCTATATGGTTTAACTTCTTCAATATAACTCTGATAGTAGGTCTGATTATCTCTGATGTAGCTAGGAAATTGACTTAGCGTTCTTAGATTATGTGTCACGCTCATAAAGCTGGTTTTGAAAATCCAATCCACATATTTCTGTTCGCTGAATAGATAATTAACTAATACAAAGAATAAATTGTTAAATTCTCCTTGTAGTTCATTGATAAAGATGTTATCTTGCAGAGCTTGGATAATATAACGTATTTCAATATTTGGGTTTTGATCATATCTATTGGTTGAATACCCTTGATTACCAAATCCTAGTTCGTTATCAGCAAAATCGCCTAGGCTGGTTTTTAATTGTATGGTTCCGTTTTCAATACCCACCACCTGGAATGATCCGTCGGCTAAGACCGTAAGAATATTAAACCCGCCTCCGGCTGCGTTGCTGACTTTAACTAATATCTCATCACCGACCGCTACTGGAAGTTTTAAGGCATCAACCAGTGTGTCAACTACATATTCAATGACTTCTGTTGGGGCAAATCCAGGAGCATACCAATCAACATAATCCCAATAAAGATCAGTTTTATAACTCTGTATTCGTATGATCTGCCAAGTTTTATCAGCATCAAGTTCATACAGCACCCATAGGTTATCCTGTGTGGTATCCTGCGCCGCTAATATCTTATAGCCCACAGGCAATTCTGTTACGTCAATATAGGCTAATTCTACTTCTGTTGCGATTCTGAGATCGTATTCACCATATTTTAAACTCGGTTCAGGTTCTGCAGAATTCAGTTGGCTTAGATCATATTGTCGAGCGATTGGTTTCTGTATCAATATAGAATTTACATAGTCTATCATTTCAATTACTGCCGATAGTCTATCGATGAACATGCTCTGTCTTGGGCGTACTTCGACACCGTAGCTGTCAGCTACGCTTAACCCAGGATCAGGAACTACTGCTCCTTGACTGTTTATACCTGATAGACTGTCAATTAGTTTATCAACGATCTTGTTAGGTATATAGTTATCAGGGTTACCTTTTTGCACTAGTTCATATTCACTGTGTATGGTATTAGTTTCCAATAGCAGTTGATAATCTAAATGTAAGATCGTGGTCTGTGCTGATAGATATTGGCTTATATTATAGAGTATAATAGCATCATTTCTAATCACGGCTGCATAACTAATACCTTGATTTTTTGGATTTGCTATAAGGTCAGCCACAGATGATATAGGAAGATTCCTAGTTTCATTATTAGGATCAATTGATGTTTTATCCTTGACCCAGTAGTAGTATTTGCTGCCGATAATGTTAGTAATTGGATCTACAAATATAATTTCTACATAGGCACTGTCGTCAGCATATTTAGGTACGCCATCTCCACCATTGTCCACATATTGGCTAGGCAATACCCTGCTTTCGACCCACTCGCAGACTTCAACTATAGATCCTGGGAATAATGAGCCCCAGTTGATGCTGCGATATGTTAATGTATCTTGCTCATAGTCAATAAATCGCACCTTGCTAAGATTCCACCAAACCTGTCCAACTTGATTGTCAGTCCAGTAGACATTAGCATTAATATCTGCTTTTGGATTTGTTCCTCTGTTGTAGATTGCTGGATCGAACTCTGTCTTGTAGGTAATTTCTTGTTCAGCTTGTCCTAATATACGACCTTTGGCTGGGTCGATGAACTGTAGATTATCTAAGATAGTATTAGTCAGGCTACTGTATAGGAAGCATCTGGTCAAGCTATCGATATCAACCGTTGGCTGTTGATATCTAATTAGGTTCCATCCACGTGTTCGCATCGGATTTTCAAACACATACACCGACCCACCATTGGTTGTTGCTGTGTCATCTGCTGGTGCTGAAACTGTGATATATGTGCCTTCAATGTCCAATGCATATCCAAATTGATCACCAACATTTAATGTATCTGGATCCAATTGTTGCGCAAACGCATATCTACCAGGATGTTCGACTTCATCACGAGGATCATCATATAGTTCATAAATGTAAACACTGCCGCTGCCGACGATTTGATCGGACCACCTTGTAGCTGTATTATCAAATGTGGTTGGATTACCGCTTAGTATTGATTCTGGATCTAATTGATATTGTAGGGTATTAACACTACCATCGGCATTCAATGCTGATACATCAGGATACAATAATTTAGAGTAATTATCAAATGTAGCAAATCTTCTAGTAGTACCACGAGCACTACCAATTACCAGCATGTAGGCATTGGCAGCTAGTTTGACTTTGTTACCAAAATATTCGCCGGCGGCACCATATGGGTTAATGATAATCTGCATGAATGCAAACACTATTAGATCAGCGGCAGCTAGTACTCCAGCACTACCTGGCAGTGTAGTACCTGCTAGGATACGCAGTAGATTTTTAGCTACAGTGCTGTCAGTGTTTAATCTTAATCTGCCATTTTCGTTAACAGCAGAGATGCCTAATAGGTTAGCGTCATTGATATCTTTGATCAGACTGTCTAAGCTGGCCATTGGGTATGCTGAGGTAAGTGTACCGCCAACACTTATAATATTAGCACTAGCAACACTTTGGCCATAACGGAATACATTGGCTGTAGTATAGTTTGTCACTGTGATAAATTGTGAACCTGCTATGGAAGTATTAGCCAACACTGTTACATTGGCATAATATCCGCTGCCTAAACTTTGACTAATGATCTGCCCAGTATTTGCACGAATGTTGCTGCTTAGTGCCAGTATATTGGCTGCTGTGCCACCAATGGGAGTCGTTGGCATCATGCGTGCCGATACCGTGACTTCAAAGTTATCTAAACGTATGGAGTCGCCCGGAGTAAACACTGGATTATAGGTATAGCCATTGTTAGTACCGTATAGTCGACCTCTATTGTGGAATTTCCAAACAGCACCTGTATTATATTCTGTACCGTTATCGTAATTTGGTGCGCCAATATAAATCGCGCAGTTGTTTGAACAGATCGTCAAGCTGGTACCAAAGAATGCATTAGCTTGAATAGCAGCTGTGCCGCCTTCAAGACTGTCAATACCAATTAGTTTTTCTAATAGAGCAAAGGCATTAGTTTCAACATAGATTACTCTGCCAATTGGAGGTGGAGTTATAAATCTTATAGTATTAGATCCAATGACCAGATAATCATTAACTTCAATATTGTCAATGGTCACACGATATACTGGACCAATCGGGTTCTGTGTGATATAATCACCGGTACCGGTTGAGTTGAATGCTTCAATCACACGGTCAAATACCGAAACACTGCCTGCACCTGGGAAGCCAAGAACATTATCAAGTGGTGCGCCAACTGCTAATTGTGCGCCGTCAAAGCTAGAACTTAATGCGAACCCAAAGTTACTTCCAGTGTTGCCTCGTACATTACCAAGTAATGCATAATAAGGTTGTTGAACTACAGTGATATCACTTTGAGCAATATTAGCTAAACTAGCAATATTTCCGTTGTTAATAAAGTTAATTTTAAGATTAGCACTGTCTACTGTGTACTCTATGTTTGGAATGTAGACTTTTGATCCACTGTAAACCAATAGACTATTGGCATCATTGACAACACTTGGAGTAAATCCTAAGGATATATTACTACGTGCAGGGGTAGATGTGGTGCTGATCGCATGCAGTCCAGTATCAACTCCATTCTTAAATATATTAGCGAATCCAACCTGTGCGGGTTTCACTCCAACGTTTGACCAGGTGCCTGCAAACGTACTGATTATTACTACAGTGCCATTGACAGAAATATTCCCTGATGTATCAAATCTATTAGAGTCTACATACCGCCCATAGACACGACTATCATTGCTGGCACTTTTATATACCTGTATGTTAGCACTCGACGATACTTGTGTTATATAGGAGCCAGAATTGGCAGTGATATTATTATCTAATGCAATATTAGCCAATATACGTGCATCACCAGGTTGCGGTATAATATTAGTTAAACTGTCAACAGTGATAGTACTACCAGATGATGCAGCTTCAACAATTACCGTTGCTGCTGTACCTGGTGTATATAAAACATCGTCAACACTGACTGTGATACTAGTCGTAACCTCTGTAGCATTTGCAACCGTGATAGTGTTTAAGTTATTAACTGATATGGTCTGTTGTCTACGTGGGATAAATCTGTTTAATCCATAGATGTAGACTTTGTCGTTACCAGGTGCACCTATATATAACCAATTACCATTCTGATTAAATGTTAGGCTAGAACCAAACATATCTGCATTAGCAGCTGATATATTTCCTACCAATATTTGTGTTGGCGCAAATGCTGTAGAGTTTACTGATTTACTGTAAACAGAAACATATCCAACATTGGCATAACTGGCAGGAGCACCTACTGCTAATCTAGCTGCATTGAATTCATCTGCGGATAGATCTACAGTAGACCCAAATGACCTAGTATCGGTCGCCAATGGCAATAGACTGAATCCTTCTAAATACTCATCATTGTAATTTTTAAAGAAAGTATTCACCACACCATTACCACTGTACGGTGTTCCAGTAACTACCAATTGTCCATCAGCTGACATCTTGACACTGGTTCCATATCCGCTGTTATTAGAATATTCTGTAGATCCTTTGTCTAAAGATTGTTTGACGGCCCATGGTTTAGTTTTTTCATATACTTTCCATGTGCCACTAGGTTGGGTGCCGTATGGCTGTCCTTGAACTGCGTTTGTTTCTGCATCAATATCAATCCAGATCTTATCGCCTACTTTCCAACCATTTGGTGGTTGGCCATAGACACGACTGTCTTCCATATAACGGAATCGCATGCTGTCTAAGACAAAAAATAATCCATCACCTGTTAAGGTTGTTAGATTGGATGTATTGCCGTTGTATTTGACTGTGACCTTGTTGATAGTATCTACTCTATAAACTTGATAGAATCCATCATAATCAGTTAGAAAATCTCTTATTAAAAATACTTCGTCAACCGTTAATCCGTGTGGGGTATCGAATGTAAATGTAACGTAATTGTCTAGACCAGTGGGTTTGGCTACGGTGTTAACATGGTTGTTAGTTTCTGTAACTCTATATACATTCCAATTTTGGGTAAAATCTCTAGCACACCAAATAGTATAACCTGTACCTATTACACCTAGTATATCATCTAAATCAACATAGTCTGTTAGGTCAAATATAGTAGCATCAATGTCATCTACATTGACATATCCCGCAGTCAGGATATCGTTAGCATAGTCACTGTCCGCTATTCTGTTTAACGCTATATTACCGCCAAACTGATCCGTGGATTTGTACAGTTGTTGTTTATTAAAGATAGTCTCGCCATTACCAAGATTAGTATCTGCTGCGCCAACAAACTGTGCAAGGCTTGGATTAACTCCGTAGGCTTTTTCATCTAAGGCGATTTCTACATAGGGATTAACATCTAATGCACCATAAGTACCTACACGTAATGCCCACTCTTCGTAGAGACTGATATTACTGGTAAGATTATTGAACTGTGCTTTGATCAGTTGATTGATAGAATTCAAACTGCCTTTTTGTTTGATATAGCCTTTGTAGAATTCTATCTGTGTAGTTTCTGTCAGACCCAGATCATCTAAATAATATCTAGGACGGTATCCAATCAAACCGTGACTGTATTCTATTTGTTTTTTATCATCGACGCTAGGATAGCTGTCATAGTAGGCCTTGCTTTCTGCGGCTAATAGACTGAAGTTTGGTAATAGTCCAGACTGTCCTTGGATTTGACTGTTGCTGAGCTGAGCCCAATTGACAAACTGGAATTCTGTGCTGGCTATGACATTTTGCAGTGCTGTATAGTATTGATCTTTATATACAACCAAATCTCCAAAAAGATAATCTACACCTGGTGTCCAATTATCTACTTGTCCGTTGTTGTATATAAACCCCGGAGCATATAAACTACCGTCCCATTCAGCAGTTTTTTGTCCAACTAGTTTTAAACGGAATTGCCTATTACCAGTTTCTGGTTTGTAGATAATATCATTGAACACCGTGGTATTGTCAAAAATCAACACATGCTCATACTGTACCAGATCTATTTCAACGTACCCAATCACGCTGGCGCTGTTAGTTAAGGTAACTTTAAAATTAGTTGGGCTACGTAGTACTTCATAATCAATATTCTTAATCAGTTTAAAGTTTTGATCGATAACTCGACTACCATATTGACTGTCACTGATTCCGTCTGCGATAGCACCTATGCTGATTGAGTTTAGTACACTAGCTACAGGACTTAATACTAGGATACTGCCTGGTTGCCATCCCTGTTGTGCCCAATATAAAAATTCTTGGCTTGATAGTTTCCAATCTTTCATTTTTCCAAGTGCGTCATCAAAGTCCTGGAAGACAAATCCCTGTGCTATCAAATATCTTTCATAGCTGATTAAAAAGTCAACTATCTGTTGTTGGCTGGTAAATTCATAACCATATGGTACTACTAATTTAAGATTTTGATAGTCACGGAATATCGTAGCTGAACTATTCAAAACAGTGATCTTAGTTGCACTGGTATTGACCACACTAGGAATAATCGTAAAGAATGGATTATTTAAATCATATCCACGTACACTGTAGCCATTGGTTGTTTTTTCAACTATGACTGCACTATAAACTAACTTTTGTGTAGGAGTAGATTTATTTAGATAGACCTTATAGTTTTCATTTGGTATCACGATGGTATCGTTGGTACTGCTCGGACTGACCTGTTCGGCCAGCACGTTTAGATATGTTTGGTCTGTGAATCCAGCAGTCTTATAAGCAAGATTTACCTGATAATTTTTCATCATCATTGGAATTTTATTTACAGGATCAACACCTTGGCTGATTAGATAATCTGCTATCCAATTCAAGTATCCCGCGGTTCTATAAGTACTGCCGCCTATAGACTGTCCGTTAAAATACACATCATTCTGTGTGATATGACGTTTAGTAGTAAATGTCAGATACTGTGTGATATAATCTGCATTTGGCAGCAGTTGTATGACAGCATTATACGGAGAATAATTGTAGGTATCTATGTAAAGACCAAAGTATATACCTGGTTTAGCCAATGCCACTGCCTGTTGAACAGCGAATGGAAAATCGCTGCTGGTTCGCCACGCATATTCAGTTGGACCATATTGACCCACTGCCCAGGCACTAGCTGCACGTGTGGCATTATAGCTGGCTGTGATCAAACTTGCTGGAGGTAGTAAGTTACCATTTTCGTCTACAGGAATGATGGTCGTTAATCCGGGGCGAGCATAATTAACATCTATACCTGCACGTGCACCGTAGCGTATGCGACCAGCTGCTAGATCTTCCCATAGTAATTGGTTACCACTGGTATATGGTGCTGGACCATAATAGGTCTCCCACCAGTCTGGTTCAATGCTGAATCCCAACATCTCCCATGGGAACAAGTGAGGATATACTGTGTCATAAAAATATTGATAACATGCACGCCAGCTACCTGGTAATTCTTCACCATCGATCCTATCATTCCACCCACCGTAGTTCCAAGTAAACAAGTCGTTGCTTTGGAAAGTATCGTTTGTGCTGAAATCTAATTTGTTGTTGCCTACCCATGATTGGAAATTCTTGCTGACCAGCTGTGTGATCTCAGCTAAGGTATATTCGCTGTCACGGAATTTTCCTGGGATCACTTTAAATATATCACCATAGGTACCAGTGTCGGGTAATTTAATATTGTTGTAGATACGCAGTTCTAATTCTATCAGGAAGTCATCTCTATAGTCACCAAACGCTGGAGTGATGCTGCCATCGTGACCACGTATGACATCTATAGGTGTTCTATAGGTATTGTCAAAGAATAATTCTGGTTTAAATTTTGGCCATAGACCCAATTTAGATGGAGTCTCTGGTACATAACAACCATCAGTATTTTGATATTCTACAAATGTAATGATGTCGTCTACTGCCAGATCATCTAAAATAGTCACCGCAGGTCTGTCTGTTCTAAATGTATAGTTTAGATCTTTAATCAACTGCTGACCGTTCAGATACACCAACACTGCCTGATTGCTTAATGTAGTATCACTGAATATATTTGTGATTTCATAATCTTTATCTAAGGGATTGAACACTGTGTAGTTTATGGTATTTTTCAATGTACCATAAGGTATCATATCACTGTAGAACCAAGGGAATGTAGCACTTTTAAACTTATTAATTTCTGTTAAAATTAAATCTACACTAGTCCCTGGATCTGTTGGTTGGATTCCCACTAGGCTGCCACTGAATTCTAAAAATTTATTTTTAAATCTAGTATATTCTCGTTGAGCATAACGTAATCCATCAATGAAATTAGCCTGATTATCAATTAAGAATAGTTCGCCAAAAGGAACAGGTGCGCTGTGCTGAAGGATCGTACCACCTTGCTGTTTGATATCCACATCACGTAGATTACTGATGCCAATGACATCACCTACTAAAGTTGTGCTGTTTTGTCCTAGTTCACTCAAGTGATTACGTACCTGACCTAAAGTCAATACACCTACATCAATATTCTGTGCATTTAAATCTAAATTCAGTGGTACTTGATAATAACCAAGATCACTAACTTGGTCACTGAAAACCAGTATGTCAATTTTATCACCAACGGCAGGATTAATAATCACCCTGATGTCAATTTCATCACCTTGAGTAGGTGCTGTGAAAAATGAAATCACTAGTCCAGTTACTCCGTAATAACCTGCTGCTATACGTGCGATACCATTAACTAATACTATCACACCATTTTCTGTAGAAGTTACTGTGGTCAATCTAAATTCTGTAGTAGTTCCGTCTCCAATGAATTTCTCACTGGTAGTTAGTCTAACTTGATTAGCAACAAATACCCATTGATCACTGGTTAGAAATTTATAATTTTTAAATACTTTTAGATAAGGTATACTGCCCTGTGTATTTGGGGTAACATCTACAGGAAATAAATTGCTAACGCCATCGTAGATATATCCTATGTTTTGATACTGTCTGGTTGGTTCTACAACTGTGGTCCATGTATTGCGTGATTCTAATGCATATCTACTACGTATTTTTTGTAGGAATCCAGTGCTGATGTTTTCAGTTACGATCTTTCCATCTACTGTATAGTCATATGTGTCGGTGGTAAAATAATTTTGAAATTCGATATCACCTTGTGATGTAAAATTTCTATAGCTTAAAGGAAATCCTAATATGCTGTCATTGACTCCTGCGGTAGAATGTAAATAACCAAATAATCGTGTGCCAGCAAAAGTACTGCGAGTAAGTTGGCTAAGACTGCGGCCAACATCAACTGTGCCGGTATTGGGATCAAATGTACTATTGTAGGCATCAAATAACGGTTCTTGTTGCTCTGAAGTTTTTTGTTGACTTTCTATCCATTGTGTGCCATCGTACCACCACTGGCTACCTTTATACTGGCCCTGTTTAACCACTGTGGTATCGTATGTTTCTACGTCACCATCATCTGCTTTGACTAAATTAATATATTTAGGTCCATTGGGTATACCAAGGCTGTTTACTGTGTACTGTACTAAGTTAACTACATAAATTTTATTACGTACTAAAGGATCTTGATCTGCAGCGAATACCACCCTTAGGCCATCGGTTAGCGTAATCCCAAAAGCCTTGGCCAACACCTGACCTTCATAGTCATTAAAAGCATCTAGGGTAGTGGTATCTAGTACATCTATTGGTAGTTTAGCTATACGACCGTTATTAAATAATAAAATATCGCCTTCAAACTGCACGATTGGTCGCTGTGCTCGTTGATCTTGATTAAACACTGGGGTCTCATTTCGATACCCAGCGGCTGATGTAATTACATCTCTATGGAACCAACGGTTATTACGTGACCACGGATTACGATCAACACTGACACGATTGATCGTTATATACTCTGGAAATACTTGATCTGGATAATTTAATGTGTTTTCGTCGTTGTATAATTCTGGTCTGACCAATTCGTCAACTGGTACCAGTTGTATACCACCGCCAAGATCACCTACACTTTCAACATAGTATTGACGATTTCTATAGGTCTCTGGTAGGACGTCTGAACTGAATTGTATTTTTAAACCTGAGGTAAACTCTATACCGTTAGGACTGGTGTAGTTTTGTTTGCCAATGATATCGTCATCTACGTTAATAACCCAGTTATTATACTCTACTACTTTAAATGTTGTATTGATAGCTGATGCTACACCGTCTTGTGCAAACAAGGTAGTCGCTAAACTGCTTAACAATGGTACTTGTTTAAGGAATCCGTCATAGTCTTTGTAGAATTCTTTGTTAGCATTGCCTATACCATAACGGATATATACTTTTTGATCTATAGCTACATCTTGATAATGGACTACTTTAATTAACGGGTCACCTATACCAATATCAACAAACTGTACACGCCAAACATCATAGCGTAGATCGTAAGGTATCAATGTACCAGCATCATATCCTGTTGATGTAAATGTATACGTGCCACTGGCATTGGCTGTCATTGTTGAGCTCAGTGTGATGTTTGCACCACTAACGCTGACCACTGTGGTATTAGCTGTGATACCTATACCAGATACTAGGAGATTAGCTGAGATATTAGTACCCGATGCTAGTCTGACATTTGAACTTCCTACTGTGCCTCCACTGACTATTGTAGTGTTGGCAATCACTACGTTAGGAGTAGTCCATATTTCATCACCGCGATTGTTAAGGGTCTCTTGACTAACAAATACCAATAGCTTGCCATCAAGCTGACCAGCGATACCAGCATACTGCGGATAGTTAGACAGAAATCTACTGAGTGTGCTATTTTGCAAATCACTGTAGGCTAATGGATTAGCATAGTCAACAGATGCGATAGTAGGCATAGAAGTAAATCTATCCTGTGCGCCAATCTGCGGAATATTAAAAGTTATGACACCACTATCGGTACCATTGTTTTCTACGCCCAGGACATCTCTGCTGCTGATAGTTGGAGTAGCGTTTAACATTCCATCGGTGCCTAGTTCTGTTTGGATCCAGAAAGGATAACCTGGTTGATCAATGATAAATCTATAAGTACCCCCTCGAGGCAGTATAATACTGTTGTCTACCACACCGTCTACTGTGTAGGTGTATTGCTGGGTAGCTGTATCTCTTTTAACATTGTAGGTTCTTATTAATTCTATGCCGGTGGTGTCAACTTCAACAACATCAGGACCATTAGGTAACCAATAGTATTGGCTGAAATTAACGAATTTGTCAAAACTGATTAGTGGATCAAATGTATAGTATTCTGCGTTAAACAGTCTATTTTGATTGTCAGTTATAGCACCGTAGTAGTTTAGTTTATTCAGATAGTCAACATAGTTACTAAAGAATGTAATATTATTTGAATCATCTCGAACTACCGTACTAGCTTCAAGTTGATAATCTTGGCGGCCAGGTGTGCTTTCTGTGATATAACTGTCACCAGTTTTAAATGTAGGTGCAAATTTACGACCAACATAACCATAAAGTGTGGTTAATACTGGTTCGCTGATCAACTGATCCATGGTCGCTGATAGGAATTTTTCATTCGTATCAGTTTGGAATACGGTAGGTAAAAAATTACGGGTTTTTCTAACAGCCATTATGTTGTCTTCTTATGCATATAATATTTAAGCAATTATAACCTGCCCAGTTTGATTGATCTGTGCTGCTGTGATAGCAGTGATAATATCTACATTGTCTACTGTAGCCGCACTTTGTATGATTTCATTGAATTCAGCATTGATCTGCATCAAGCTACCAAATGCACTGCTTTCGCTGGCAGGTACGATCAATATACTTGAAATATTTGGAGCCAGGGTATTGTGTAGATACGCTGCCAATTCACTGAAATAAAATGTTTCGCCAAAGTCCCAATTAGTAATATCAAAGTAAGTGTTGATAGCCGCGATCAATGAAGTCTTGACATCATTATCACTGACCACCACACTGACGTTTTTAACCACTTTAAATCGGGCCTGCAATGTCAATGGTGCTTTGGCTCCAAAGATTGGTTTAAACTTGGCTGGATTATAAATGATACTGTCTGAGATACTCTTATAGTTTTCTAAACTGCTGTAACTTATACCTAAAGTTTCACCTGTGGGTGCTGTGGGTTCCTGCACTACACCACTGGTGTCTTGTAGCCATGCTACATAATCATTGGCGTATTGTTTAGTTAGAATATACAAGTCAATGATATTGTTTGGGCTTGGGTCAATACGGCGATAGTTAGGTGTATTGTGTCGATATTGGAAGTATATATCTTGACGACCAATCTTAGCAGTATATCCAGTGACTTGATTTAGTGTATAACTGGCTCCACTGATTGACAGTTGATAGAATGTCTTTATAGAAGGTATGTAAAACAGTTGGCCGTTTTGATAAAGTGTTTTTGCCACTTCAGCTGCTAATAAGGTATCATAGATGCTTAACACTGTATTGCTGTCCACTGGCGTCTGTACCACAAAGTTGTCGTAACTAAACGTGTTTTGGAAGTAGACATACTTGCTGTTGGTATTAACACTGGGGTCAACTATCAACTCAAATAATTCAGGATTATCAGGTACACCGTCGTTGTCTGTATCAGGGAAAGTCACATAAATTCTGTTGGGGTTCTCATATCCATCTACTTCAACAATACTTTTGTAAATGTACCATTGATAATCTAAGGCCAACTGTGCTGAACTGTCTGGAGCATTATTGATCTTAAGTACTTTGATTTGATCACGTATAGTTAATCCAGTCTTTGGGTCAAATACCTTGACAGTATCATCAAAATAGAAATTAGTTTCTTTCACGCTTTCAAATACATAATTCAGTCCTCTATAGAATACTGTATAGGTCTGTCCTAGGGTTTGGAAGTAGATCAACCAACTGCTGTCTAATCCAGTAGCACTAGTGTTACCTGCATAGGTCAAACTAAAAGCACCTGTGTTAAGATCTTGCGGAGTAATAATTTTCCAGCTGGTAGAATCTACGTCATAGCGTATACCAAAGTCTTCAAAAGCCTGCACATAGCCAATCATTGTCTGTATAAGACTGTTAGAAAAATCTACGTTAAACACTGCAAATACTTTGTCAGCGATAGCACCTAACGGTACCTGTTGATTTAAGGTAATTGGTCCTGATCCATTATCAAGATTACCAGTTCCACCATTGGTGCCATCACCTGTTAATAATTCTACAGTTGCATAGATATAGTATTTGTCACCGGGATTTTTAGGAGTACCTGTCTGTACAGTGTTACGTGAATCAAAATAATTACCAGCACCTGCTGAGAATCTGATAATAGCACCTGGTTGAATATATCGATTGGCACTACTAACAACACTGCTAACTTGCAGGATTTTACCAGTAGCGTCATAGAAGTAACCTGTTGATCCATTGGTAATTGTTGTGCTTAGATGCCAATAGATATTTGACAGTGCAATCAATGGATAGTTGGCATAGAAAAACTGTAGCGTTTCTTGTTCAGCAGCAATGGGCTTGACCTGATTATTAATGACCTTATAGATGTCATTGGTAGTAGCGTAGTCAAATGTAAACGATTTTACAAAATCATCTCTATACAGCATACCATCCTGACAGAAAATATTTGTTGAGCTATACTTACCAGTGGTATCGATAACATCTAAATATCGACTAACACCTGAACTGGTCCTATTCACTGCTTTAACTTTTAATACATCGCTGAACAGTGTGTAAGGTAAGATATTGTAGTCTTCACCTGTGACCATACGATTCTGTGTGTAGTATTGCTGTGGTGCTTTCTGACGAATATCTTCAATCGTTTCTCTGCTAACAGCATTAGCCACTGTGTACTGTAGACTAACACGTATAGTGATTGTTTCGATTCTACCGGTACGACTGACGTAGTTAATAGGTACGCTGATGCCTTGCATTTCTGTTGGTGTTATCTTATAATCTTTACCGTTAGACACGCGGTAATAGATACGGAAATTACCTTGCGGAATCGTAGCAAAACTACCATCACCAAACACTAGGTCAATTTGATCTCCTGCGCGACTGGTTACTTGATAAATTGTTCTGACTGTCAGAGCATTATAAATGACATTAGTAGCATTTACCGCAGGAACCTGTGTCCATAGAGTATCCGGATTGTTATTTTTATCTAAGCTGTAGATCCAAACATCATTGTTATTGATGTTGTCAACATTGATACCGTAGACACGATTAGGAAAACTTTCTTGGAAGTTAACGTCTACACTAGCCAAGGTACCCTGTTTAAAATACAAGAAGAATCCTGTATTTGGACTATAATTACCTAGGCCATCACTTCTGTATAAAAAGTTAAATGGTAGATTAGGTTTGGGTGCTACTTCATAGATATAAGGTTGTCCCGCCGATGTCGGACTGATCATTTCAAATGCAGTTTTTGTACCTTCTAGTGTTTCTGAAAATCCATAAGTTGGGACTACGCTGGAAACCAAGTTAATATTATATTCGTTGTTGGTTATACCGTTTATTATCTGGCTGGAACTAGGTTTACCAATAGTTGTGTTAGTTACCAATGCAGCATTCAATATAGCATTAAACTGTTCTTGCCAATTATCATTACCAGCATCTGCCCAATTGACCACTTGTCCGCTTATATTAATGCCATTGCTGTCATACAGTGTTTCAGTAGTACTAACACTATCAAATTTTAAGAATCCCTGCGAGTTAATATTACGTTTAGGATTATAGCTGATTAGTCGGGCTAGTTTAAGGATACTGTCACGGCGTTGTGCTGTATCAATAAAGTTTTCACGTGCATTCAGATCTGCACGGAAAGCTAAACTCTGCCCCAGGAAAGCGATGGTATCAATTAATGCTACAAACTCACTGCTTTCGATGAAATCGTTGAAATCTTCTGGATAGTATAAACGAAGATAATCCACCATCGATTTACGTAGAGTTTCATAGTCATAGCTTTGAAAGTCGGCGTTGCGGAAGGTTTGATACAGCTTAGTCCAATCTTCTGCTACTAATAAACTAGTTTGTCGTGTTGTGGTTGCCATCGTTATTTCCTAATATTAAGTATTTATCAGGAAAAATATATGCGTAGTTAATTACTTGAGGGTAAGGGTTTTATTGCTATTATCAAATTGTAAATTCATTAAACTTGATTGATCGGTCTGTAGATAACGCAGCTCCAAGAGGATTTGTATACCTTGATCATATTCTGTAACTACTATATTGTCAAAGCTCACACGAGGATCATAACTAGCAATACTTTTAATATCTTCTTGTATCACTGATTTTAAGTCATCTGTAAAGGGTTCGTGTAATACGTTCCAGATGATAGTGCCAAATTTAGGATTCATCAGCTTTTCGCCTTTACGGATATAAAAATGATTGAGTATATCCTGTTTTACTAGGTCAAAATCAGTCAGACGATAATTCTTTGTTCGTCCTACTGTGCTAAATCCTTTATATATAATGGCCATAACTATACTTATCCTCTAATAAACGGCTCGTGCGTCGGAGCCACGGTAGCGATAGTAGAAATACTATTAGCTTGGTTATACCAAGTGCCTGTGTTGGCGTTAAAATAAGTGTCAGATAAGGAATTTATCTTTGTAGAATTACTTATTGCGTTAGTAAACAACATCACCGCATTACCGTGTGTACGCATGTTGATATTGCCCTGTGCGTTCATGTTGATATTTTGATCACTATGGATGTTAATATTACCTTCGCTGCGTAGATTGAATCCGTTTTTACCGTAGATATTGATACTTCCATCAGCAGTTAATTCAATCCAACTGTTGCCTTTAGCATGACTAATATAGATTGTTTCTTCGGTGTCATGCATGAGTATCTGATGCCCACTAGCCGTACGTAGACGTACTAATTGGTCTACTCCCAATACGCTACCGTCATCCATAACAAACTGATGTCCACCTTTGCGTGATTTAACACGGTAGTAGTCTTCGGTCAAAGTGCCTGCATTTAATTTAGATATGTATGTAGGATCATCTGCCGGATCGTTTGTAGGGCGGCCGGGAGTGCTGATACCAAATACCTGGCTGGGAGTTTCACGTTGGCTTGAACTGGATATAGTACCACGTGTAGAATCTTTGTCTAGGCCTTGATTTTTTAATAAAGCATACTGTATTTCGTGTATAGGTTTGGGTATGTTATAAAAATTGCTATTTGTAATATTTTGTGATATATTTTCATTGAATTCAACCACAGGCACAGTGTTACCAGATGTATAACTGGCTAGGGCGTTTGCTGATGCTGCCGATGAGTCAACATTACGACTACCAGCTAAACCAGGCAACATGTGTCGACTTAGATTACTGTTAACACATGCTATCCAGTAACCACGCATAGGGTCACCAGCAACAAATATACAAATAACTTCTACACCTATATCGGGCGGCACCATCCACATACCATAGGTGTGGCTAACATCACCAAAGGCATTTTTTGAGTCGGGAATGTCGGCTGATTTTATTTCTGTACTGGTATAGCCCATAAATGGACTAGCATAACTAACTGTGCGCCAATTGGCTTGATCGTCGGGGTTGCCGCCTAGTTCCGGAATATAAACCTGTACGCGACCACACCGTGTAGGATCAAGATTATTCTTAACTACACCTACATAAGGATAGGGATTGATACTGGTTGCAGGAGCCATACTGGCCTGCAGATTTTTAAGTATCTTGGTTCCCATTCTAAAATCAATTGCCATACTTTATCCTTATGTAATTAAATTACTAACCTGCACTGGTTGATTGGTGCTGTTGATGATCTTTGTTAGTGCAGTGTTATTTACTTGTGCTAGATCCACTTGAGTTTTTGTTAGAATATTGACACCAGCTTGGAGTGTGTCTGAGATTGGTTGTAATCTAGCTGGATTAGCGTCATTAGCAGGCAGATTGGGCGATTTCCCAATATTAAGAGGAGCATTTTTAGTTGCCCCAATGATCGCAGCATTATCCGGAGTAATGTCACTGTTGCGCTGTTCTGAACTGGTCTGTGGTTGATTTACATAGTCATAATTAGGTTGATACGGTAAACGAATTAAATTTAATTGCTGAGTAAACTGTCCGTTTTTAAATTCGCTTGCTACTGTTAATACTTTGTATAATCCACTAAACACACTGGTGCGATAGTTGTCGTTGAATTTCATCATGCCTGTGCTTTCATCTATGTCTGTTGGTGTGCGGAACATTAGGCTGACATATATCTCACTGTAGTCTGTGCGTAGACTACCGTTTGGAGTTAATCTTGGATCTCCTGCGCTGACACTCTGTGCTGGTGTATAAAATATATCATCTTGTTTGATAAACTGCGGATCACCTACTATAGTCAGCTGTACATTCAACATGTCTGCTTGGCTCAAGGTCATCAAGCTGTCTTCTAAGTCAGCTACTGCTACACTTTTTGCGGTAACACCGCCACCAGTAGCACGTGATTTAGCATTGTAGACCTGTGGTTTCATGACCATTGGCATAACACTGTTAGCACGTTGAGCCGAACCCTTATATGCACCAGAATTTTGAGTTTGGGTTGAGTTTGGTGTCTGCACTGTGTCTGATGCTTTAAAAATATCAGTCAATGCTGATCTATAAGCTGTCTGTGCTGTATAGTATAGAGTATTAAAATTAATATCAAAATTTAATACATCATCATTTTGTCCGGTATAGATGTAGTTGTATTCTTTAACAAAATTCGTAGCCTTGCCCTGCGGTGCTATGTCACTTTTGACATTGTAGATCACATAAGGATTAACATTGTAGGTGATGTTGCGGGCATAGACTTTGCGCACAGGATCAAACTGTCCCAGGCTAACTTGTGGAGTGATCTTGTACCAGTTCAGTGGTTGATTTTCATTCTGTGCTCTTTGTTGTAGATAGGCCTGTGGATCTATTCCATCAGGTATAGCCATTTGATTTTGTACGTAATCACTGTTACGTATCGCATAGTCAAGCACCTTGTCGATGCTGGTGCCGGCATTGAGACTCATGTTGCGCTGTGTTAGATTAAAATCTTTGGTGGCATTACCTACATTACTCTGCCTGATAGACACTGTGTCGTTAACCATGACCATGCTGCTGTCACGCGAAGTAAGTTCGGTACTGCTACTGAATGCTGACTGCGATATACGAGGATCAATATTAAAACTATAGGTATCAGGGACTCCTATTTTATTGTTTTTAGCTAGATCCTGATTCCATCCATTTAGTGCGTCAGCAAAACTTTTATTGCTAGGGCCGCCTGATTGAAACATCTCACCCACCGTACCCGCTGCTACTTCAAAATTTGCAGGTGTGCTAACTGTCGTGGATTCAAATGCTGAATGATTATAGGGCACTGCTGATACTACGTATGTAGATCCTTTAATTCCAGCATTGATGTCCATCTGTGTGAGCTTGACAGGCATACGTTTAGTGATGCCAGGAACTACCCCTATGATTTCACCGGTGTCATCTATTCCAAAAAAATCAATTTGAATCAGGTAAACCATGTCAAGATAGTTTGAACAGTTTAGTTCTGGATCGTTGGCCTGATCCAGTAGTCGATTGATCAAGGTCATGCCATAAGGTTCAATTATGGTGAATTTTATTTCTATGGCATTGGTATTGCGTGATACTGCATTAGTACCTATGACTGTGGTCATTGAAAAATCTTCAAAGTAAAAGTCGTCGGCAAAATATGGACTGCGTATGAACTGATTCGCACTTTGGGTATTATTATATCTACCGGCACTGGCGATCAATACTCGATTGGGTCTATAAGGGCTGCCTGTTATTATATTATTGTATTCTTCAGCACTTAATAGGTGTAGGCTTAGTCCATAGGTATAGCTAGCATAATCATGCAGGATATTTCTCAATGGTTGGCTGACATCAACAGAATCGGGTGTGCCAAATCCCGTTAATACACTGGCGTTGGGATTATACGGCGTACCACCAAGTACTCCGGATTTGAGTTGATCTGATTTTGATGCTTCATTGATAATTTTGCCTGATCCAGGATCTATTATCTGCCCAGGTTTTAATTTTCCGCTGACTAGTCCTTGCTCTGTTGCTGTAAGACCAGGTGCCGGAGTAGCTGCACCAGGATCAGTGTTTAGTGCATTGGCATACTGTACACGTCGTTGTTGAGCAACACCCGAAGATCTTTCGTAGTATTGATCTGTTATTCTAGCCGCATCAGCCGCATTAGTTGTGGCTCGAATTCTATCACCAGCAGATTTTTCAGTATTATTTAATTCCCAATTGACAAAAGCTAGCTGCTCAGTGACACTGCTGCCTTGTATGGGTTTACCATACAAGCGTTGGAAATCTGCTTGTCTAGGGGCTTGCCATTGTGCGATTCCGTAGGCAGCTCCTCCATCTCCTACGGCTTTTGGGTCAAGATAGACACCAGATTCTGCTTGGAAATTTCCAACTATACCTGCAGCCTGCACAGGTGACCATCCCTGGTCAATTAAATATTGTACAGCATTACGAGCATTATTGTTTACGCTGGCAGCAGGTGCTTGAGTCATTGGTTATAATCCTAATACTGTTATTAATGTTTCTTTTTTAGGAATGTAAATGGTAGCATTTGGTGTAAAATCAAATATTGGGTCTTGTATGATATTAGGATTACGTGCGGCAAATACCCACCACAGGGCTGCATCACCGTACAGGTCATAGGCCAATAAGTCTGGACGATTAGTGTATATTATGTCAATTTGATACTGTACATCACCCGGATAGTAGGGGATTTCAGGAATATTAGCCACATCCAAAAAGAATGAATACGTCTGAGTTTGGCTGTAAGGGCTGGTTTTATTATATGTTACAGATGATGCCATTAGATAAATCCTCCATATCCTTTGTTTCTGTCTTGTAACAGTACACCGCTGGCAAATTTATCTAAATTAAATCGATCATGCAGGCCTGCGCGACTGTAAACAGGTTTTAGTGTAATAGTAATTGTACTTGATGTTGGCACACGAGTATTTTCGGTTATACTTTGAAACTGTGTACGGGTAATCTGCTTGCTAGGGTTTTGATTGGCTGCTGAACTTTTTAACAAACTTGGCACATACTGTTGTTCTTCGGCAGATAACTGCACAGATCCAATATTCATATTATCATTTTGTACGTTGACGTCTGCTAGAGTAGTAGTGGTAATAGGTACAGAAATATAGTCTACTTCATTTGACAACACATGTTGAAAGCTGCTGACTACGCAGGGCACATGTGGGAAATAGTGACTGCCGTATCCATCTAAAAATACCACTGGTGGTGGATTTCCAGTATTGGCTCCACTGCCAAAAAACATCTTAGTTGCTGAGCGGAAAAAATAGATAGCAGCCATGAGATACTGTCCTTCTTCTACACTCTGTACTGTAAACTCTCCCGAAATACTGATATCACTGACTTCACTGTTGTTGTAGAATTGTATTGGGTAATTGCTGTGAGTAGGAGTTGATGGGCTATAGTGTGCCACGTGATTAATACTGATCTGTGGAGTATACGGAAATATTACACCATTGGTCGTAATCAACGGAGCCATCAGACTATTAGTGTTAGATGGATCTTTGTAGAATATAGTAGCACGATCAGCTAGACTAATACGCACACGCCAATCATTGGCACTGGCTGATGCTGTACCTTTTGGTCCGTTGACACTCTGGAATGCCACGCTGGGTTTTACTGGAGCATTGCTGTTACTACCGCCAGGTAGTAGGCCGCTGGCACCTAGTCTTGCGTTACTAGGATCACTGAGTCCTGCCAGGCTGGGGTCGTATCCTCCACCAATTGATTCCTCAGTGTTGGGATCATATCCATTGGTCTGACCACTGAAATCTGGTGCTGTGCTGTAACTAGGTGTAACCGCTACATCACCACCAATTGAATTAGCTTGATTACCATAACTGGGATTATCAGGATCATAACCGCCACCCGTAGAACCAATTTCACCAGGAACGTATCCACCTGCTGTGCTGTAATTAGGCGCAGGTGCCGCAGTATACGGGGTACTTGCTGGTTGTGGTGTTGTTGTAGGAGATACTACATACCCGTCTGCGTTATAATCTGCCATTTTTATCAAAAGCCTCTTGTATAGTGTATTTATAGGCTATATAATAGTAGTAGTTAAAAGGAAACTTAACGATGACCAGAAAGGTAAACTACCTCAATAATAAAGATATACTAAAAGAGATTCACAAGAGTAAACTTACGTACTGTAGTTTTATTGATGATAGTGTAAAAAGTTATGACAGTATAATAACTGGCGTAGACAAAATCACTAAAAAAGCTATCCAAGAAGCACGTAAATCTCGCGCAGAGCGACTAGCTAAAGAAGCACAAGAAGTAGATCTACTAAACGGCATTAAGAAAAAACTAGACGAATACCTAACAGCTACCAAGGATATCCCCCAAACTGAAGTAGTATTCCGTGTTATGACCTGGGAACATATACCAATCGATGACATCAAACAGAAAAAAGCTGACGCCAAAGCACAAGAAGAATACGATGCTGATGAAGAAAATTTTGAAACCGAGTATGATGAACCCGTTGTAGTTAAAGGTGCTACTAAGTATACCAAAGTTAATTTCCCTCCGTTTAAACATTATCGTGTAGACGAAGCAGGCACTCCTGTACTAGTAGGGATCAGTCACTGGAAAGGTGGCATCGAAAAGGGTAAATTCACAAAAGATCACGGTAACATGACTGCTAAACTAGCTCACATGTTTATCAAGTTATGTGAACGCTATGCTACTCGTAGTAACTGGCGTGGGTATACCTACAACGACGAAATGCGTAGTCAAGCATTGCTACAGTTAAGCCAAATTGGCCTACAGTTTGATGAAGCTAAAAGTCAAAATCCATTTGCTTATTACACAGCGGCTATTACTAACAGCTTTACCCGTGTATTAAACATAGAAAAACGTAATCAAAATATCCGTGATGATATTTTGGAGATGAACAATTATTCACCAAGCTACACACGTCAAGGTGATTGGGGTGCTGGTGGTGGACATTATGAAGAATAATTGGCAACATAAGATTTGCACTTTACTTTTAACTTGCGTATAATATAACTATGGCTAATCTATTTAAGAAAGCAGCAGTTCTCACTGACATTCACTTCGGCCTTAAGAGTAACAGCAGCACACACAACGACGATTGTCTTAACTTTGTCAAATGGTTTATAGAAACCGCCCGAGCTGAAGGCTGTGATACTTGTTTCATGACGGGTGACTGGCACAACAATCGTGCGGCGATCAACATAGTCACATTGAACTATAGTCTTACTGCCTTGGAATTATTGGGCAAAGCATTTGATCGTGTGTTCTTTATTCCAGGCAATCACGACTTATACTATAGAGATAAACGTGATATCCAATCAGCTGAGTGGGCGCGTCATATTCCCAACATTGAGATCATCAACGACTTCTACAAAGAAGGTGATGTCAGTATCGTTCCTTGGCTAGTTGGCGATGATCACAAGAAACTAGGCAAGATTTCAGCCAAGTACATGTTTGGGCATTTGGAACTACCACACTTCTATATGAATGCCATGGTTGCTATGCCAGACACTGGAGAAATCAAAGAAGGTGCTTTCAACGGTGTAGAGAAAGTATTCACAGGACACTTCCATAAACGTCAGACACGTGGTAATATTACCTATATGGGTAATTGTTTCCCACACAATTATGCTGATGCTGGTGATGACGATCGTGGTATGATGATTATTGAATGGGGGCAAGATCCTATGTTCCGCACTTGGCCAGGACAACCTAGATATCGTGTGTATAATCTCAGTGATGTTCTTAAAACACCAGAAACACTACTATTACCAAACATGCACTGTCGTGTTAATCTTGATATCGACATCAGCTACGAAGAAGCAACTTTTATTAAAGAAACATTTGTTGGTACATATCAACTACGTGAATTAACTCTACTGCCAGTTAAGAATGCAGACATTGGGTCTGACATTATGCTAGGCAATATCAAATTTGAAAGCATTGACAGTATCGTAACTAGTCAATTAACTAACATCGCCAGTGATCACTATGATCCAAATTTATTATTAGATATCTATAGACATCTATGATCATTAACCTAGGAGATTATTTTTCAAAAGGTGATAAATGGTTGTATGATGAATTAAAAAATATTAAACAGGATGTATTACCGGACGATTTTAATATAACTGTTAGCTATACATCTGACCAATATTATAATGTTGATTCTCCGGGTATCGCTATTTCAAAATTGCAAGAATTATTAACATTATTAGATTTTCCTAATTTTTTTGTTACTATTTCAACCACCAATAAAAAAATACAAGAAGATTTAGAAAAAATTAAAGAATTATATTGCCCGTTTGAATCTGTATTATCTTATGAATTTATCAGCGGTGAATTTAAAAAAATACTCCGGTCTGGCGATAGTGTATGCATTTTGCCTTGGATGCACTTATACATCAATCCACAAGGAGTTGTAGGAACCTGTTGCGAATTTAATGAAAACTATCCTTTGGGTAAAGTATCAGATACCCCATTACAAGAAATTGCCAACTCTGATGCTATGAAAACTGTAAGATCACAGATGTTGTCTGGACAAAGACCAAGTATTTGTTCTGTCTGTTGGGCGAAGGAAGACGCTCATCTACCTTCTGCTAGACAAGGAGCCAATCAACAATTTTCACAGCATCTTTCTTTAATAGAAAAAACCAAAGATGATGGCACTGTTGAGGATTTCAAATTACGTTATTTAGATTTTCGTGCTAGTAACGTATGTAATTTAAAATGCAGGATGTGTGG